GGACATGGCTTTCCTGGATATAAGTTTCAATATATTCCGGAAGAAGATGAGAAGCTGCACATTCGAGAACCTGTTGATAGTTTGCGGGAAAGAGTAACTAAGGTTTTTGAGAGGTATGACGCTGAAGAGTGTTATAATTTTATTTACAAAGCGTCTTTGAAGGATGAACCTCGTGAAGCCACTAAATGTAAATTGGGAAAAACTCGTGTGTTTTATATGAGTCCAATCGATAATTTGGTAGTTTCGAAGATGTTGCTAGCTCCCTTTTATGCACTTATGATGGAGTTTCATGAAGCTTTTGGGTGTGCGTTGGGAATAAATATGTATACTGCAGGAGGAGAATTTTATAATTTAATGAATGATTTTTCTCGCAAGATAATCGAAGGTGACTTTGGGAGTTTTGATATCCGTCGCGTCTGGTTTATTGCACAAGCAGTGTATACAGTTACGTACAATGTCGTTTCGGCGCTAGGGTATAATGCTCGAGCTCTTAAGAGCTTGAACGGCCTTATGTCAGATAAACTTCACTGTATGGTTAACATGTGTCAAGAGCTATTTACACGTGTTGGTTTTCAACCCTCTGGAGGTGATGGGACAGCACAGGATAATTGTATGGCAAATGTCCTAATGAATATGTACTGTTGGTATATGAACCCAAACTTAGAGAATATAAATTTCTTTGATGCCGTAAAAATACGTACATTTGGAGATGATTTGATAGAATCTATTCTAGAACCTTACGATAAATTTTTTAATGCAAATACACTAGCGATAGATTGTCTACGATATTTTGATATAGAATTTACAAATGCTGCTAAAAGTTTAAATTTCCCAGATACAATTACCATGGATGACGCGAGTTTTTTAAAACGTTCATTCAGGTATCATTACAAAGGTCCTCGAGTAGCTCAGATTGACATGAATTCAATTGTTAAAGCTGTTGAGTGGTGTCTTCCTTCTTCTGCAATCACTTTTGAAGAGCAAGCAAGATCCACTATGGTAGCTATGTGTTATGAGCTCTATCTCTATAGTACCTCAGACGATCAATATGAGCGTATAAGACTAGAGATTGCAACGATGTTGTTTAAGCACTTCGGTGGCGATATAGGTGAGTTTTTGGACGTCTTACCATCATTGGATATGTGTGTGGACGTCATTTTTCCTAATGGAGTCTGGTAGACTCCATATCGGGTGTCAGAGGTTATTCTGCACGTTATCGGAACGCGGCGTGCTTTATATATCTGTCACCCTTGATGGTATAGGAGGGTTATTTAACCTACTTTAGTTCTATTTGTGCCTTTATAGAGAAATAGAGATGTTCCGGTTCGCTCGTTCACTTTTAGTTGAGTGCGAGAATGAACAGAAATTTAAACTAGCTGAACGTAGAAATGCAAAATTAAATGAGCTATATTATAAGTATAAAAAAGATTTAGAGCAAACTAACGAAGCAATAGATGAATATAAGATGTCTCCTGATGGAGGTCCTTCAGCCTGGGCTCTTAAGATGAACCGGCAAGTTCATAGACATGCTGGTACTATAAAAATAGATCCGATTTATCTAGATCTCTTAGAACGTAGGACAGATCTTAAAGAGACATTAGCTAAAATCGAAAGAGTTCAGGATTCAACTAGAAAGATGGTTTCTGAATCTGCTCCGGTATCAGATGTTGTGGAAGAGTCGAAGGTGTCTCTCCAACAAAATGTCATGGATATCGGTGGTATGAACCCATTTTTTAGGTCAGTTGGTTCTTCACGAGTACCGAATGTTGGTCTTAAAGAAACATTGCCAATGGCAAAGTTCTTAGAACGACCTGTTGAAATTGATACGTTTGAAGTTAAAGTTGGTGATGAGGTTGCAGCAGAGTATAAATTGTGGGATATTTTGAGTTTAGATCCTACTAATCGTGCGAAGTTACGAAATTACGCTTATTTTCATGGCACTATACGTGTGAGAATTGCGGTTTCTGGAACTCCATTTCATAGCGGGAAGTTTTTGGTCTCTTATCAACCTTATCCTCTCAGAAATGCAGCGCTTCAAGCATTGCTGAGTGGGTTAGCGGCAGCTCCATTAGGGGTGTATTATATGATTCGAAATTATTTATCACAAGCGCCCGGAGCTATCACTATAGATGTCAAGATGAACCAGCCTATTGAGATAGAGATACCCTTTATTTCGCCTAAGGCGATGTATAGGTTATTTAATACTCAGAACACAGTTGTTTCTGGCGTCACTTCATTTGTTGATTTTGCTAACGCAGGGTCATTGTTCTTTTATACGTTGAATGCGGTTCAGGCTGTTTCTGCTACTCCTGCCCCGATTGCAGTTCAAATGTATGCGTGGTTTGAGAATGTTACGTTAGGTACTGCGACAGCTACACAGATTGCGATCGTTACGGAATCAGGAATGGTTTCTGAGTCTGGAGATGAGCGTGTCTCTGGACCCATGGAAAGAATGTCTACCGCCCTAGCTACGGTAAGTAGGGCATTAACGGCGGTGCCTGGTATATCTGAGCTCGCTCGTGCGAGTACTTATGTATTTGAGGGTGCCGCTGGTGTTGCGGCGTGGTTTGGTTGGTCCAGACCACACATCGTATCACAGCCTATTTTTATGAAAAACCGACCTTATGTTAATTCATGCGTAGGTATTGGTTCAGACACAACGGAAAAGGTGACACTCGATCCTCTACAGGAATTGGTAGTAGATCCACGTGTTGCCGCTGTTGATATAGATGAGCTAGCTATAGCGCACATTAGTTCCATTGAATCCTTTTTGACGCTGTTTGACTGGAATATTACAGATTTACCTATGGTAAACCCGATTTTCAAATGCATGGTTTCACCTAATCTCTTAACTTTTTATGATGATACGGTTGGAACCAAGCGTCATTACCAACCTACAGCTATGGCTTTTGCAGCTGCTCCCTTTATTTATTGGAGAGGTGCAATTAGGTTTAGGTTTGAAATAGTCTGTTCGGAGTTCCATAGAGGTAAGTTGGCGTTCTTTTACGAGCCTAATATAAACCACGCCGATCTTATTGATCTAAATATTGCCACAAACAAGAACTTTTTGAAAATTGTTGATATACAAGAAACGACTTCTGTAGAGTTTTGCGTTCATTGGGCTCAGCCCAGAATGTGGAACTTTACAACTCCTCTAGATGCTGCGAATCAGTATTATGGCTCGACTTTTAGTGAGTCTACTACGCGCGGTGAGGGATATGTCAACGGTTATATTGGTGTTGTTCCTTTCACTGAATTACAAAGTCCAATTGACCCGGATTTTGTCCAGGTTAATGTATATGTATCGGGTGAAGATCTCCAGTTTAATTATTTGTCAGACGAATTGATGCCGTCAACTCGGATGATGATTACAGAATCCGGCGATTCAGAAGGGCCCATTATCGATAATATGGTTAGTTGTATTGATTTGAATGAGTCCACTGGTTCTGCTGCAAATTCTGCAGATTACTTCTTTGGCGAACAGCCGCTATCATTTCGTACAGCCCTTAAAAGGTATACGCAATCAGCCACCGGAACCGTTTCTGCTTTGGCAACAAACACATCAGTGTTATTGGTGTCAAACATAATGGTGCCTCCGAGCCCTAAGTTCGATGGAGTAGCTGAAACCAATAGAAGTATTTTAAAGTATCTTCCTTATGCATTTCTAGCTGCACGAGGAGGTATGAGGAAACATGTTAGAATTGTAAATGCAGGTGCTTCTGCTAATTCCTTTATTTCTGGGAATCAGAGTTGTATGTCTGCATCAGACGATTTTGTACACAGCGGAGCTACAGGGTTTACCTCTTCAGGGGGTACCAGTGGTTATGCTAGATGTTTACAATCAGGGTCTGTGTTATGTATTCCGAGCACGAATGGTGGCTTGGAATTCGAATTACCGTATTATTCTAACAATCTTTTTCACTTTGCTTGCGCAGATGATTGGATTGGTACTAACGGAACAGGAGAGATGACCACAGAGTGGATGAAGTACTATAATGTACGTGCTGATCTTGCTCTGAGTGCAGATACTACTGTCCGTTATGTGGAGGAGTCAGCTGCCGCTGAAGACTTCACTTTTATGCACTATTTAGGTGCACCTTACTACTCAATCGACTATTAGTCGGTAGGGTATGTGCAATTAGTTGAGTTATTGCACATTAAATTATTATTAACTCTTTCAGAAAGACTGATTCTTTTTCCACTTTTGTGGTTTGGGTCAGCCCGGGAATGGAAGGTGCTATTGTAGCATCCTATCATTGCAGGGCGACAAGATTTGGTTTTCCTGCAGCGAGAAGACGCTATATAAGTTAAGATTGCCCCTGGGCATTCTCTTCAAGTTTTTAAGATGTTTTGGGGGCGATCCCCTTTCATTTCCCAAAAAAAAAAAAAAAAAAA